TTCGGCCAGCACCGTCGATGTCCGTGTTGCCACGCTGGAGGCCAGCCTGTGAGCCTCGCACTAAGCTCGCGTCGCGCCGCACTCGCACCTGGCGCGTGGGTCCGCAACGACCTCTGGCGCCGAGCGCGTGCAGTCCCGAGCTTGGACTTGCGCTTTGCCGAAAACAAGTCGCTAGTTGACGCCACTACGGGGCAGAGCTTGGTGACGTTCACCCGCGCCAGCAGCGGCACCTACGTCGGCAGCGACGGGCTGATCAAGACGGCAACGACGAACGAAGCGCGCTTCGACCACAACCCCACGACCGGCGAAAGCCTGGGGCTGCTGGTTGAGGAGCAGAGGACGAATTTGCTGCTAAACAGCGCGACCCTCTCAACTCAGTCAGTCACTGTTGCTGCCGTTGCTCATACGTTGTCTTTCTATGGAACCGGGACTGTCACACTATCTGGAGTAAGCACAGCTGGACCGGCAGTAGGGAGTGGGGCTTATCCAACTCGGACAACTCTGACATTTACACCCACTGCAGGCTCGCTGACGCTGACTGTTACAGGCTCTGTCACCAGCGCCCAACTAGAAGCCGGCGCCTTCCCCACCAGCTACATCCCCACCACCACCGCCACGGTCACCCGCAGTGCGGACGTGGCAAGTATCACCGGGGCAAACTTTTCTAGTTGGTACAATGCAGATCAAGGCACATTTGCGTTTGATGCCAAAAGCATCGGAGCTGGTGGAGCGGGTGTGATTGGGATTGGAGCTGGCACAGGAGCGCTTTACAAAGGCTACACAGGCGTAACCAGGAACATGGAATGGTGGAATGGCACTAGTGTTATGAGCACGAGTAACTCCATTGATTGGAGCGTCCAAGCAAAGGGGGCCGGTGCTTACGCATCTGCTGAACGTGCAATCTCATTAAATGGAGGTGCAGTTACAACCAGTGCGACTGGATTGCCGAACGGTAACTCAATGCGTGTAGGTGCGACCTATAACGGCAGTGGATCACTCAATGGGACAGTCAACCGCATCACCTACTGGCCAACTCGCCTTGCTGACGGCACCCTCCGGACCATTACGCAGCCATGACCCGATACCTACGCTTCCCCGACGAGTCAGCCGGCACGGCTGCTCTGGATGCTGCTGGGCTGCTGGATGCTGACGGCAACCCCATTGTCGCCAGCCACACGCACGCGTTGGATGTGATCGGCCCCATCTACGAAGGCGGCGTCTACGACCCCGACACTGGCGAAGTCATCACCCCGCCCACGTTGCTGCCGGGCTGGCACGTCAACTACATCGGTGAGCTGCCGGATGGGTGGGATGCCTACGAGGTGACGCCGGTGACGCCGGTGCGGGTGTTTGCATCATGATCACCGAAGACCTGTCGCTGTTCCTGCAAGACTTCGGCGTCAGCTGCACCGCTGGAGCGGTCACAGCTCTGGGGATCCTCGACATGCCTAGCCAGGTATTGGCAGGTGACATGGTACTGAGCACTGACTACACGTTGACTGCCAAGGCGTCAGATTTTGGCAGTTTGAAATACGGCGACGCGATCACTGTTGCAGGCACTGCCTATACGGTGCGCGAAACGCAGTACATTGACGATGGAGCAATGGTGCAGCTAGGACTGCAAAAGACATGAGCGCACCGATCCGCAGCAATCCTCGCGCGGCATGGACTGCCGGCAACCCGGTTTTGCTTGCTGGAGAATTTGGGCGCGAATCCGACACAGGCAATATCAAAATTGGCAATGGCGCCCAGCCGTGGAATCAACTGCCGTACCACGGCTGCCCTGGCTACTGGGGCAGCTTCTGGGATTCCACATCGCAGTATGTGGCGACGATCGACACTCCAACTGCGATCTTTCTGAGATCTGGAGATCTGGCCAACTATGGCGTTGCCATTGCATCCAATAACCGCATCGCAGTCCTCTATCCGGGCATTTACAGCATCACCTTTTCGATACAGTTCAGCAACAGTGACGTTCAAATCCACGACGCCGATGTATGGCTGCGTAAGAACGACAGCGGCACTGCAGGCGATATAGCCAATTCAAACAGTCGCTTTAGCATTATTGCCAGCCATGGCGGCGTGCATGGCAACGTGATCGGCACCGTCAACTTTGCGATGGAACTAGCCGCCAATGATTACATTGAGCTGATGTGGGCCGCCACAAATACCAATGTCTATATCCATGCTGAGAGCGCAGGCGCGTCTAGCCCAAGCATTCCAGGCATTATTTGCACTGTGACTCAAGTTGCCAGCGCTTAAGCCATGACCACAATCCGAGAATCCATCATTGCCGGCGTCCGCACGGCGCTAACTGGTACGACCGGCGTCAGCTCGCGCATCTACCGCAGCCGCGTGGAACCGCTTGCGCGTGCCGAAAGCCCGGCGATTGTGGTCGAGCCAATCTCAGATCAGGCCAATACTGATGTGAGCTTCTGTAAAACCGACTGGACGCTGACGGTGCGGATTGCGGTCATTGTGCGCGGCGCGATTCCTGATCAGCAGGCGGATTCAATCGTTCAAGACTTGCACGCCAAGGTGATGGCGGATCAGACCATTGGCGGCTATGCCATGAGCATTGAACCACGCGGCGTGCAGTTCGACATGGTGGAGGCTGATCAACCTGGCGGCGTCATCAGCTGCGACTACTTGATTCGATATCGCACGGCTGTAGCTAATCTGGCATCAAACTGACCGCAGCTACGATGTTGGATGAATACAACGGACAGGGTGGCTCTTACATCCTGGACGAATCCGGCGTAAGGCGCCCAGTCGAGCCGGCCACTACCAGCCCAGAGGCATCTGACAATGGCACTGCTGACGCGCAAGCAACTGATCCTGGTAAAGGCAGAAAGCACCTACGGAACTGACTCAAGCCCAGCTGGCACCGACGCTCTGCTGGTCCGCTCGATTGATGTCACCCCGCTTGAGGCTGAGGTTGTCAGCCGCGACCTGATCCGCCCCTATCTGGGCAACAGCGATCAGCTGCTGGCGAATACGCGGGTGATGATGAGCTTCCAGGTGGAGCTGGCTGGTTCGGGCACGGCTGCGACAGCGCCGCGTTTTGGCAGCCTACTGAAGGCGTGCGGTATGGCCGAGACCACTACCAGCTCGGCTGTGACCGGCACCGCGCAGGCCGGCTCCGCTGGGAGCATCACGCTGGCAGCGGGCGCCAGTTCTACCGATGATGCCTACGTCGGCATGGTGATCAGCCTGACCGGCGGCACCGGCTCTGGCAGCAGCGGGATCATTACCGACTATGTGGGCAGCACGAAGGTTGCCACTGTGCAGAAGACCACAGCGGCGTTCACGCCTGATGGCACTAGCACCTACAGCATTGCCGCCAATGTGGGCTACAAGCCCGTAAGTAGCAGCTTCTCCAGCGCCACCATTTACTTCAACAATGATGGCGTGCTGCACAAGGCCACCGGCTGTCGCGGCACGTTCTCGCTAAATGTGGAAGTCGGCGGCATTCCGACCATCGACTTCGAGTTCACCGGCATCTATAACGCTGTCACTGATACTGCGGCACCTACCACCACCTATAGCGCGCAAGCAACGCCGCTGATCTTCAAGGCGGGCAACAGTAGCACATTCAGCTTCCTTGGCCATTCCGGCTGTCTACAGTCGCTCAGCTTGGAGATGGCCAATGAGATTGTCTACCGCGAGCTGGTTGGCTGCGATAAGGAGGTGATGATCACTAACCGGGCGCCTGCCGGTGAGTGCATGATTGAGGCCGTGCCAGTTGCCACAAAGGACTATTGGACCATTGCCAACGATGACACCACTGGTCTGCTAACGCTGCTGCATGGCACCACAGCAGGCAATCGCGTCACGCTCGTGGCGCCTAAGGTTGACATCAGCAACCCATCCTACGATGATATGGATGGCGTTCAAATGCTGAACTTGCCGTATGTGGCAATTCCGACTAGCGCCGGCAATGATGAAGTTGTTCTGACCTTTACCTGATCCTGCATGGCATTTGTCCTCAAGCAGTCAGCCACCTATTTGTGGCCTGTCACATTGCGCCTGCCAGTCGATGGTGGGCGCTATGAGAAGCAGACTTTTGATGCGCAATTCCGGCGGCTGTCGCAATCACGTATCAATGAAATCCAAGATCTGGTTAGAGCGAAGCAGCGCGGCGATGATGTCGATCTGACAGATCAGTCTGTGGCTGATGAGGTACTTGCTGGGTGGGCCGGCGTGCAGGATGACGACGGCGAAGATGTGCCGTATAGCGAAGCGGCAAAAGCTGAAATGCTTGGCATTGCATCTGTCGCCTCTAGTATTGTCGTCGCTTACTTTGAGAGCGTTACTGGCAACAAAGTAAAAAACTGAAAGACGCCGCCAGGCATTGGGTGCAGGGCGGCGTGATTGACAAAACAGCAGATGACGCCGCAGTGCTTGGGATTGTCGGATTTGAACCCGACCGTCCCGTGCATTTTGAGGTTGAGCCTGATGCGTGGCCAGCAGTGGCGATGTTTTTAGATTGCCAAACGCAATGGCGCGCTGGCGCAAATGGCGTGATTGGGCTTGATTACACTGCAGTTGCTTGGCTGTTTAGACTGCGTTCAGTGGTTGACGAGTCTGCAATGCTTAATGACTTGCAGATCATTGAAGGCGAAATCCTGCTGGCATTAAGCGAGAAGCAATCATGAACCTTGATGCCGTCCTCAGAGTCAAAGCTGACGTTCAAGGTCAAGGCGAAATTGACGGCCTCAGCCGCAGCTTTGACAAGCTGAATAAACAAGCTGCAGCCACCGGCGCAGGGCTCGGGAGGATGGGCCAGGCCGCCAAGGGCGTTGGCGGGCTAATGAGTACGCTGTTGCCGGTTGGCGCGATTGCAGGATTGACGGCATTTGCCAGCAAGTCAATCAATGCCGCCGACAACCTCAATGACCTTAGCCAGCGCACCGGCGTTGCGGTTGAATCATTGAGCCGATTCGGCGCTGCCGCTGCCGATAGTGGCAGCAGCATTGAAGGCGTCGCCAAAGGCATGGGGCAACTGGCTAAGCGTGTTGCCGACACAGGCAAATCAGGCGAGGCAATACGTACGACGTTGCAAGGAATGGGCATATCTGCAACTGATGCAAATGGCAAGATCAGATCGCTTGATGATTTGATGCTTGATATTGCAGATCGCTTTAGCAAGATGCCAGATGGCGCCGAAAAGTCTGCGCTGGCGATGCGGCTCTTCGGAAAGGCTGGCACTGAGCTGATCCCAATGCTCAATCAAGGCCGTGCAGCCCTTGAGAAGTATCAAGCGACTATTAGCGGCGACATGGCCAAGAGCGCTGATCAGTTCAATGATGCGCTAAACAACATTGCCAGAAGCCTTAGCGGTCCTTTCAATCAAGCAGTGACCGCACTGCTGCCGTCGATCACGCAGCTTGCCAATGGGTTGGCCGGTGCGCTGCAGGCATTCTCCAAATTGCCGCAGCCTGTGCAGACTTTGGCCGTTGCCATTGGCGGCCTTGCTGCTGCCTTTATTGTCCTGGCCCCCGCGATCAATGCAATTATTGCATTGGCGGGCACGCTGGGCGGGCTCGGGATCGGCGCCACCATCGCAGGCTGGGCGGGCGCAATTGGCCCCGCGGTGGCTGGCATTGTTGCAGCGCTAGGCGGTCTGCTGGCGTGGGTCACCGGCACGCTTGTGCCAGGGCTGGTGGCAGTATTCAGCGGCCCTATCGGCTGGACTGTGCTTGCCGTCGCTGCCGTGGTGGCAATGGTTGCCTTGTTCCGGGAGCCGATCGGGCAGTTTTTTACATGGCTTGGCCAGACCGTTGCAAGCGCACTGCCCGGCATCCTGCAGGCAATGCAATCCATCTTTGTGCAGCCGTTCATTGATCTCTGGAACAACGTTCTCAAGGGTCCAGTTACAGCATTTTTTGATTGGGTCAAGGGCGTTGTTGAATGGGGAATGAAGGCCGCATATGCAGTTGCCTATCAACTCTGGGTGCAGCCATGGATCAATATTTGGAATGGCCTGCTGCGCGATCCTGTCACCAAGATGATCAGCTGGCTTCAAAAAACCTTGAGCGACATTGGCGCGTTTTTTCAAAAAAACGTTGTTGCTCCAATCCAGAAAGCATGGACTACGGTCACAGAGTTTATCCCTAAGGCTTTGGAGCGCGCCAGAGATGGCGTCAAATCAATGTTTGATTCGGTGGCGACCGCCGTTAAGAACGTCTTTCGTGGCGTGCTGCAGTTCATCGCCGATCGGATCAATACGGTTACTGGACTGGTCAATCGCCTGATTGATGGGTTTAATTCGCTTCCTGGAAATGTTGACATTCCACGCATCCCCACTATCACAGTCCCGCAGTTCGCAGAAGGCGGCGTTGTTAACCGCCCCACCTTGGCGATGGTTGGTGAAGGCGGCGAGCGGGAATATATCATCCCTGAAAGCAAGATGGCCGCGGCATCCGCTAACTATTTGACAGGATCTCGCGGCGCTGCAGTCATCGCTCCTGCCAATGGCAGCCAAGCGCCTGCAATTAACATCACTACCGGGCCTGTCCTAGAGTTCAATGGTGAACGCTACGTGACGATGCGCGATCTTGAGCGAGCGGTGCGCTCTGCTGCCACCAGTTCCCTCAACCGCCTGCGCACACCATCGTCGCGCATTGCACTTGGGTTGGCATAATGGCACGCGGCATATCGCAATACCTACGGATTTACGATGCAGCTGGCGTGACCTATCAGCGATGGCAGAATTACTATGCAAATACAAGCGTTACATGGGATAGCCAGAGTTGGCTGTATGTGCCATTCGTTGCTGATGGGTTTACAGCCGGCATCAGCGGCGATGAGACAAATGTCACCGTAGAAGCCGCAGCAACCAGCATGGTTGTCAGTGCATTTGAAGCAGCTATATCTGATGGCAGATATGCCGACCTTAGCATTTATCAGTTTGGCGTCACGCTCGGAAATGACTCGCCACAAGAAGAACAAGAATTGATCGCCAGTCTGACAGGCCAAGTGGTGGGCGGCAATGCGTCGGTGACCAGAATTGCGCTGAATCTTGGCAGTGCACTTAGCCCTATCGGGTCGCAAATCCCGCCGCGTAAGTTTACGCTAGGCATTATGGGCCGAGGTGTCAGCCAATGACCTTTGATACCGATCCGCTTATCCTGATCGGCCCGCAGGCTGGGCAAATTACGGCGCCAATTAAAGATGTCAGCGCTGATGCCATTTCTGCGCTTGACACACAGCAAAGGTATATCGCGCTTGGCGAGCCTGTGCCGATCGTGTTTGGCAGATTCCGCAATGGGGCTGGCGGAGTATGGGTGAGCCCTGGCGCCACTGAGGCGCGATTCCAGAATGATGCCAGTAACAACGTCACTGCCTACTATCACTTAGTCATCAGTGAAGGCCAGATCAGCAGCATTGCAGTTAAAGATGTCTTTCAAAGAGCGTGCCGCCTAGGAAGTCATAGCCAGACCTACGATCGACGCGCGGGCACATGGGCGCCTGGGAATTTCATTGTTGAGCGCGCCGGCAAGGCGCTACCGCAATGCCCGTATTACTGCGGATCCGTAGGACTGTATCCGGACATGTCCACACTGTCTTACACCATCACTATCCCGGATGGGTTTGATCAGTGGAATCGCCAGGTTCATCTGTTCATCCGTGGCGGCATGTATGTGACAAGGCTTAGCGATAGCGTGCTTGGCCCTAGCGATAGCTTCTCTGATCTTGTGCGATGGCTGATGCTTAATACATCTAGGGTGCCAACTGCGCTTGTTGATGTGGCGGCATTGCAAGAGGCTGATACGTTTCTTGAGTACAACGGTTTTACCTGCAATGGCATCATCAATCAAAGCGCCAATCTGCCGAGCTTTATAGCGCAATGGGCGCCGTATTTTTTGCTATGCGAGAGTAACAACAACGGCAAGAGAGGGCTGCGCCCATTGCTGCCAACCACTGCAGCCGGCGCGATCTCGCTTGATCCGGTTGATCCTGTCTATGTATTCACTGAGCAGTTTGTCATACCAGACTCCGTAGATATTCAATACATACCGCTAGCTGAGCGGCAACCTGTTGTGATGCAGGTTATCTGGCGGCAGCAGCTTGAAAGTGATATTGGTATTGTCAGAACGCTTGAGTTGCGTTATGCAGGCACTGCATCAAGCGGCCCCTACGAGACTCATGACCTAAGCGCATTCTGCACCAACGAAGATCATGCGGCAAAGGTAGGCGCATACATCCTGGCAAAACGCACATACTCAACGCACTCCATACGGTTTACCGCAAGGCCGCAAAGCCACAATACGCTTGTGACCGTTGGCGATATTGTCCGTGTATGCCTGCCGCGCGAGGCTACGAATTATCAGCCGTCGGCCCATGATTTCTATTACCAAATCGTGCGGATTACAAAGACGTTGACCGGCGAAGTGACATACGAAGCTGCGCATTTCCCAACCAACAGTAGCGGCGTCAGCTTGATTGCGCGCGATGTTGATACTGCAGTTGGCACCGGCATCGTGTTAACAAGCCACCGTACAGGCATATCTTGTGATGTCAACTCAAGCACTGACAATACAATCCCGGCTGAGACATACATCGAGCCTGGCGATGGCAATGACCCAACCGATGCCACCGGATCGGGCACTGCTACAGATTCCCAGCCACTAAGCCTATCGGCATCAACAGGATCCGGCCCAACGCCATCTCGTGAGTTCGGCAGTGGCGCTCCTAGCCTGCCAGATGATGCGCCCGATGATGGCAAGGATGGCCCGGTGGATGATGCCTATCCCAATTGGCCTGCAGGCTATCCAAAACCGACTGATCCTGATTGGCCTTCCACGTTGCCGACCAATACCGATCCCACGCTTGGCACACCGTACATCGAGCCGATTCCGATCGATAATTCCAGCATG